TTTTTTACTTTAATTAGATAGCTGAAGTAATAGTTCCTGTTGGCTTGAATGTGATGCTAATTGTGTTTGGATCACCTAGTGACGAACTCTGCTCAAAATTTGTAATAATTCCATTAAAAGAAATCTTCTTTGTTGCACTTGAACTATCTGGAAATAATTCAAAAGAGGCTGTTCCAGCATCGCCTGTAGTTAAAACACCATCAATAAAAGTTGCTGTCTCACCAGAGGCTGAATCATCATAAAGAAGTTCGGCTGTGCCTTCGCCTTCAATAAGACCACCAACAAAAGATTTAAAAGTGTCTCCTTGAGCAGTTGTTTCTTGAGTGTCTTTTGAGATAGACATTGACCAGCTTGTTGTACCAAGTACAGGGTTTACAGATGAGCCAGCATCATCAAATTTAACTTGCCCAACATCACCTTTTACTTTTGCCATAACAAATAAAAGAAAGATTTATAAATATATTAACTCTTTTCTGGTTTTTTTACAGCTTTTTTACTTAATTCTTGTTTTTCCATATAGCGTCTGCATTGAGGATCCCAGTACTTTGGATCTCTCCTACCTTTGACAGCTTCAATAGCGTCAAGCATTTCTTCAGTAATTTCCATTAAAGATCCTCGTAAATGTTGAAAGTAATTCTAATTTGGGTTTGAAACTTACCCTCTGGACTTGAAGTAAGTATTTCGGGTCCAATAGGCGCGTCAAAAATTACATTAGAAACAGTAATTCTATTGTATAAGTCCCTAAGCCGTTTGCAAATCGTGTAGTTAGACCCTGCCCCTATACCCTCTTCAGTAAAAACATTAAGCAGAACTAAACCAACAACATTGTTTGTTGAACTACTAGAGTCTCCCTGTGTTAAATATTGATTTGCACCAAAGCTTGTAATGCACTGTACAAAGGTATCTTCAGCAGTAGAGTCAAATGTCATATTATTGAAAACAACAGGAATAGCGGGGCTGCTAGCTAGTTCTGTTGCTAATCTAGCCTCTATTGTTGATCGAACTGTATTTAAATCTGTAGCAGCCATTAAATCTTTCCTTTGATTTTATTGTATTCTCCTTCTGCCCACGTTTGTAATTCTTTTGCTATTAGTTCTGGAAAACCAGCCTGTGTATTCTGTCTTGTCCTGTACTGACCTCCCCAAGATGGTGGTAGGTTTTCTCCGAAACAAACTGGTTCTGCATACGGCAAGTTATTTGATACAGTGCCGCTGAATTTTTTTATTTGTGTTTGCCAAGCATTTCTAAGAGAGCCTCCCACACCTTTTTCATTTGCCCTAGGCTCAAATACTGGTGTTGCCTTTTTTACTCTGGCTGTCCATTCTAAAGTAGTTGCCTGTACCAAAATTTCTACAGATTCCTCCATTACCTTTGGGATTTGCAAGATAGAAATTTGTCTGGCCATATCACCTCAAGATAAGATCAAAACTAACTGGTGTATTATTCTGCTCATTCACAATAACTTGAATAATTTTAAATTCTACGCTACTTATTACCACTCTGTCCTTTGTTGTTGGTGCAAATGTAAGATCACCAGCAGATATAGTCAGCAACTTATCTTGTGATTCGATTAAATCGTTTACCTGATTCTTTGAAACATTACTTAATGCACCTTTGATAGTTGTATCAGATGTAGATTCTGTGATAGCTCCAGTAGTGGTATTGTATGCCCCTGCTGTTACCTGTCTGATAGTTACATCACCGCCAAGTTTTTTTAATGAAGCGCTGGCAGCTTTTTTTAGTGCTTTTGCAAGACTCATAAGAAATAAGCAATAACTTGACCACTAGCAAGAGTAATACTTGTAATAACACCACAAACTTCAGAGGAAGCTTTCATTGTAATGCCGTTAATAGTGGCTGATCCATTTTCTGTAATATTCTCTGCTACAAAAGTTGCTTCTGCATCTGTTAAGCAATGAACCTTACCAAATCTGCCTGTATGGGCGTTTGTATCAGTAATAATAATTGCTGCTGGATACTCGTAGCCGTAACCCATTTTCATGACCTCTTGATTGATAAGTTTGCTCTTCCACCTATTCTAATACCCATTAAGTAGTGGTCAACGATTGGTGGAATACGATCAACCCCAACTGCTCCATAGAATCTAGGAGTTACATTTATATTACCAAGACTTACAGCGGCAAAGTCTTCTAAGCCACTTAGTTCTAGTCCGTTCCTGTTGTTGTTAAGATAAACAGCCAAAATTACTTGGGCGTGTTTTACCCTGTCTGGGATTTCAGTATCAAGGTAATAATCTGCAACTAATCTATTTGGAAAGCTTAAGCCATACAGGTTGGTGTATGTATCAGGCTTCCTTACTCCTGATCTAGGCCATTCTAAAGCTTGGGTATCAGATACCCTTGCTCCTAAAAACTTTTCTCTATCAATTCTTTGGGCTGCTGTAAAAAGCGCACGATTTTTATTGTCGTTGCTTGAGCCGTCCCATGCCGCAGTATCATCACTGAGAACTAAACCCTCAATAAATGAGTTTGCATCATCAAGTGTTATATAGGTGTTTGCGTTAGCACCACCAACAGTAGCATCAAGAGTTATCGCCATTGAGTTTTACCTTTTTGGGCTTTGGTTTAGGTTTTGGCTTTTCAATAGTAGGAGTGAGAGAAGCCGCTTTTGCAGCAGCTTCATTTCTCTCTCTCATACGCCTAAATGCGTACATAGCCATTAGCTTGATGCACCTTTAAGAGCAACAAAGTTAATAACAATAGCTTCACTTAGTGAACCACCAGAAACGTTAGAAACTGTAATCTTGAATGATCCAGCTGCAATTCCGTTAGCACTTACAATGTAAGCACCTGCAGTTCCAGCAGAACCATGACAAGCAACGACAACATCTGTAGCAGCGATTTTGCTGTTTGTAACTGTGAAAGATACTTCAGCAGCATCTGCTAATGCAGCGTTATTCATTGTGATCTGTCCACTCTGAGTATTCAGAGTTACACCTGTTCCTTTGTTAGTAGCCTGAGTGACAGTGCCGCCTGTAGTTGGACCAATAAGAGATCCAGCTGTTACGTCAAATAATGAAGACATAATTAATCCTGATTAGATACGTTTGTAGCACGAACAATACCGATGTTCTTTGTCTCATACACTTTCGACCATGATGCAACAGTCTCTAATACAGTTCTATTAGGATTGACAGTTGAAACAGCGTACTTAAGACCCACTGGATGATAGATGTAGTGGAGATCCACTGCCATTGCTTCTTCCAAAGCAAGAATATCTCTATCAGTTTGTGTTCTGATTGGTGCCTGCTCTCCAGTAACCACTGCTCCTTGTGTAAAGAAGAAAGTAGAGTACTCAGTTGAAGCTCCAGAGCCTGTTGTTGGTATATCGTCAGAAACGATTACATTTAGACCCATAAATGTATTTACAGCTGTGGGTCCATCAAATGCTCTTGTTGTGCTACCTGAAGCTGCTGCTGTATCAGGAGCGCCTGTATTATCATAAATACGATCAATAGCATTTCTTTCAACCAAGTCATAAAAGACTTTTGAATGCATTGCAACGGCTGTTAACTTACCACCTTGATCGCCTAGTAAAGACTGTGCTTTAGCAACGTGTCTAGGGGATAAAACAGTTGGAGTATCACCTGACTCTGAATCAATAGTTAGAGCAAATAACGCTGAGTTACTATCGTTAGCATTGATTGAACCAAATGCACCAGTTAAGCAAGAATATAAATCCTTCTGCTTTTGGTTGTTGACGTATGCCGCCATCTTCTGAGCAATAGCAGCCATTGGATCAACACCGCCACCAACTGCAAGAGCAGCTAAGTCACGTGAACTGAACGCACGACCTCTATGAAGTACAGCTGCAATCTGGTTATCAGCTGTAATCTTTGCTGGTGTTAACGATGTTGAGTCTGTTAGAACTTCAAAATCTCCAGTTAAGTTAGCTTTGTAGAAAGGTATCTTTACAAAGTCACCGCCTCTTTCTGCGGATAGATTCAATTCTGCCAAAGGTTGTACTACCCCACTCTGTAGGAAGCTGTCAGTTTGAGTTGTAGCTTCGATTAAGTAGGGAGTAAACACCTCAGGAATTATTAAATCACTGCGTAATGTCGCCATTAGAATTTAATAAATATGTTTACTTCGAGGCACAACCTCTGACGTAGCACAACCACGTTGTTACTATACTAACCGCTAACTGCGTTTTTGAGCATATTATATTTATTTATGTCTGTTCTAAATAACCTACTTTGCTCTGTAAGGTTAAAAGATTCTTTGGCAAATGGATTTTTTTCACCAGTTGCTAATGTCTCTGTTTGAACTTTAGTTGTTGTTGCTCCTCCTCCCTGTGGTCTTGGATTCTTCTGTACCCAAGCTGGCATTTTCGACATTGCCCATTCTTTTACAGGTGTTCTGTTATAGCCATCTACTACAACAACAGTTCCATCTGTTTCTCTAGCTAATTGATCTTTGTCAATACGAGACAAAACATACTGCGGGTCGTGAACTACATCAGCTAGTGCAGTAACTGCTGGTGCTTCTACCTCAAGCTGTCTCTGTCTACTTTCTAGCTCTTGTATTCTTTTGTTCTTAGCCTCTTCAGCCTCTCGGTACTGTTGAGCTTGTTTTGCAATAGCTTCATCATATCTGCCTTTAGCTTCTAGTTCTTCTTTTTCTTTTTGCTGTTTGAAAGCAATTAAGGCATCTACATCAACGTCTGGTGGTACAGCTTTTGCTGCCTCCTTTGCTTTTTTGTAATCGTCTAAAATTTCTCTGTTGCTTTTTCTGAGTGCTTCAACTTCTGCCATTAACGCTGCTGTATCTACAGGTGGATTTGGTTTGATTGGTTCGTCAGCCATAAATAAAAAATTTACAATTATTCACAATATTAGCTCCACTTAGTGCGGTCTGCCCAAAAAGCTGCTGACATTTTACCTTTGGCAATATTTTTTGCGTGTCTAGCCTTAAAACTTTTACGCTTTGCCTTATCTGCTTCTGATTCTCCCTTTCTAGGTGGCTTAGTCTTAGCACCTTGCATACCAAACCTAATTAATTTAATCTTATCCCCTTCTTTCGCTAATACAACATGAGACTTTGTAGGGTGTGATGGAGTTCTCTTAGGTTTGTTAAAACCTGCAAGTCCAAACCTTTTGAGTCTAGGATCACTCATTTGCCTTTTTTCCTCATTGCCAATCTATGCGCCTCTGTAAATGACATTCCCTCTCTCATTTTACGCTTCATAAAATCCATATGCGCCTTGGTATGACCATGAGCTTTTTGGTGTTTAGCTAAAGTGTTTTTTTGTCTTGTTGTTAGTTTCATCTTCTTTTGTTGTACCTTGAATAAATTGCTGCGTCTGCAGTTCTAGCTTTATCTCCTCTCATATAACTATTGACTCTGCCCATAGCCCAAGCTGCCATAGGTACGTTTCTTGATCCACTAGACAAATAAGCGCCTTGACCTTTTCTATATACCGCTGCAAGTTCCCCATAAAAAAAGCGTGTACCCTCAGCCTTTTTTTTGAGATTAGCTTTTACGCTTGCGCTTAGTGGTTTTCTTCTTTTTGCTTGTGGAGACATTTTGTTTAGTACGTGATTTAGATACAGCTTGAATATCAATATACTGTCCTTTTCTATAAGCTTCGGCAGTTCTCTTAATC